CGATAAAGTTTTCGACCATGAATAAACGCAAACGTGCGAACTATAAAGCATACAGAGGACAAGGTAGGTAATTGGCAAATCCGTTTCAGAGACTTCGCGCCCAAGCAGGTGATGGACAAAAGTCCATGGATTGGTACATGCGAAATGTGAAGAATCTCGTGGGCGCGAGGTTGTCTCAGAACAGCGTAATGAAATCAGATATTGGTGAAATAAAAACCAATATCGAGATTGGTTCGATGTATATGTATTTCTATGATCCAAAGTTGAAGGAAGAACTTCCTTTCTATGATACCTTCCCATTAGTGCTACCATTCGGTCCAGCAAAGGGTGGGTTCTATGGAATCAATTTACATTACTTACCTTACCTGCTACGAGCACAAGTTCTTGGTGAGTTGTTAGATTACAAGACAACCAAGACATATTCTGAAACAACCAAGATGCGCATGTCATATAATCTGTTGAACAACCTGAAGAATGCTAATGAGGTTAAACCTTGCATCAAACATTACCTATCTGGTCATGTCAATTCGCAGTTCTTAAAGGTTAATCCTGCAGATTGGCAAGCAGCAATATTCTTACCGATCGAGAACTTTGTGGGTGCCACAAAGGAACAGGTATTCAGAGATTCTAGGAGCAAATTCTAATGGCAACAGCAGGTCATAATATTACCGATTTTGTCGCACGTGTTCGTGAGACTGACTTCGCAAGATCTAGTAGATTCGAAGTAAGGTTTTCGACTCCTGGAGTTCTTGGCGTAGGTGGTGATACAAAAGAAATCTCATTAATGGTTGAAGATGGATTGTTCCCAGGAATTCTTGTTGGAACAAGACCGTTCAGAATAAACAATTTAAACGAGCAACGTGCAAACGTAATTGATTTTGGCGGTGATGCCATAACATTCACCTTTCTAGTTGACACAACATGGGCAGCAAAACGATTTTTTGAAGATTGGATGACATCAATCATTAATCCTGTCACCAGATATGTTAGTTATCCTTATGATTATCTTTCAGAAATAGAACTTGTCTCATTAAATAATAAAGATGAAGTCATTGCTGAATGGAGAATACAAGAGGCATTTCCTCGTTCGATGGCACCTATTTCTATTTCTGCAACCAATTCTGAAGTTTTGCGAATGCCAGTAACGTTTGCATATACAAAATGGATATCCATTGGCGTAGATGGTAACGCAGATTCAGAATCAGAATCTGACTACATCAACGATGATATCATCGGCGATGATAATATCGACGCTAACGCTGATCAGTTAATAAATGATGTTGAAAATGACATCCCACAATTTGAAGACACTTAAATAATTGGAGTAAATTATGGCGCTACCTACAATATCAGTACCGACATTTGACGTTGAAGTATATTCAACAAAACAAAAGGTATCAATGAGACCATTCCTCGTAAAAGAGGAAAAGATTTTAATTCTGGCAGCAGAATCAAATCAACGAGCAGATATGATTCGCGCAATGCAGCAAGTCATTAATTCTTGCTCTGATGGTAAGATTGACTCAGAGAAACTACCATTCTTTGACATACAGAACATCTTTATTAAATTGCGCTCACAGTCTATTGGCAAAGAATCCGAGTTTAATTTAATTTGTGGTGAATGTGGACACAAAACTCCAACAATCTTAGACTTAGACAATATTGAATTACAAATATCTCCTGAGCACAAGAATAAAATTATGATCACTACTGACATTGGTGTTATCATGAAGTATCCTACCGCAGAAGCGTTGGTCGATGATGACTTACCGATTTTCGATTTAGTTGTGTCATGTATTGACAAAGTCTTCACGCAAGATGAAATCCATGATGCAAAAGATCAAACTACTGAAGAAATAGTTGAGTTCATCGAGGGATTGACAAACGAACAGTTTGAGAAAATTGTAGAATTCTTCGTTACTGCACCAAAGATCTTTCATAATATTGATTATACGTGTTCAAAATGTGAAACAGAAAACACTGTAGTTGTGGATGGTGTCGAAAATTTTTTCGGATAACCCTTTCTCATGATAACTTGATGAATTTCTACAAAATCAACTTTATTTTAATGCATGAACATAAATATAGTTTGACTGAATTAGAAAATATGATGCCTTGGGAGAGGGAAGTTTACATAGGGATGCTAATGGCGCATCTTAAAAAGAAAGCAGAGAATCAGGACTAATGAACGAATTAGACGAAAAAACTGGACCAATAGATGATAAAGGAACTGCTGGTCCAGGAGTCGGACAAGGACGTACCATTACTCAGTCTGGAACTGCACAACAAAAAGGTAGTGGTAAAGAAAGTCAACTTTCTAAGATTGCTGCTGCAGTAAATCCAGGTTCGATGGCAGAGGCAAATCCTACTGCTACACAATCTATGATCTCGACTTTCATGAAGACCTTTGAGTCTTCAGCAATAGAAATGCGCGAAGATACAAATGATGATCAAAAAGAATTGATCAAAACAATGATCGATGAGATCACCAAGTTACAAACTAAAAACATGAAAGAGTTTGAGAAGGCAATCGGTAAGATTGTTGGTATCTCAAAGGATCTACAAAACTCTGATAATCCAATCTTGCAAAAACTCGGCAAAGACATGGAAGAAAAATCTCGTGAGGAAGTAGTAAAGGCATCTGGGTATACTTTAACTGGTGAAAAAGACACATTTTTAAATCGTCTTGGTCGATCAGTTGGTATGAACACCGAAGAAGAACCTATAGAAAAAAATAGACAAGGTATAGGGAAACTCGCCAAAGGATTTGGTTCTAGTATCGGTGGAACTCTTAAACGTGGATTTAATATTGCTGTAGGAAGAGAAGCAGCAGAAGGGAGTTTCGCCGATAGTGTGTTCACTTCAGATGAACAGAAACGCGAACGCTTGATGAACAGAATAGATTCTGAGGCGAACGAGAAACAATCTACATCTGCGAATGACTCATTTAAGAAGGCAATTCAGGAATTCTTTAAAGACGAAAAGCAGAAAGCTCAACCCAAGGAAAAACAGAAGTTTAAACCTATTGATAAATTGACTGATTTGACGGAAGATCAAATTAAATCTCTAGAAGAACAAGGGATTGCTCCAGCTTCCGAAAAAGATATATCATACAGAAAAGAAGGTAAACCAGTCAGCAAAGATGAAATCAATAAAACCTTAGCAGCATCAAGCGAACAACAAGAAGATTCTGCAGGTATTTCTAAAGATGCAACAATTGAAGCACTACAAAAAACTGCTGATTCTAATGTTTTAATACAAGAAAATTCCAATATTATCCAAGAAAAGACAACTGAGACAGTCGATGTATTAAAAGAAATACTAGAACTGATGAAGAAGATGTCATCTGAAAGTCAAAGCGGCGGTGGAAGCGGTTCCGGAGGCGGCGACGACGGTGGCGGTGATATGGACATCGATTTACCTGATAGAAAAAGATCAAAGGGTAGATTGCGTGCTCGCGCACGTATGGCCAGTCGTGGTATCAGAGGTAGAGTAGGAGGACTTGCTCGAGGACTAGTAAGTGGTGCTAGAACAATGGGTAGCGCTGTTCTGAGTGGCGGTGCTAGAACTCTCGGAATGCTTGGGTTGGGAACAGCAGGAACAGCAGGTGCTGTAGGTGCTGCTGGTGTAGGAACAGCAGGTGCTGTAGGTGCTGCTGGCGCTGCTGGCGCTGCTGGAGCAGGTGCTGCAGGCGCTGCTGGTGCTACAGGCGCTGCTGGTGCTGCTGGAGCAGGTGCCGCTGCTGGTACTGCTGGCACTGCTGCTGCAGCAACCAAGTCAACAGGATTCTTGGGCAAGATTGCTGGTGGTGCGTCCAGTTTAGGTTCTAAAGCAGGAAGTATTCTGAGTAAAGCATCACCAGGATTAGTAAAGGGACTTGGATTTGCAGGTCGAGTTGCTGGAAAACTCGCACTTCCGCTTGCGGCAGGTATGGCAGCATATGATGGATATAAAGGATTCAATGCTGATCCAAATGCAACTACTGGTCAGAAATTTAAAAACGCTGGAAGAAACGTTCTTAGCGGATTAACATTTGGTATGGTTGACAGTACTGAAGATAAAATGGCGGCAGGTGAATATGCTGGAACACAGAAAAAACCAAAAGTCGGCAGTGTAGAACCAGGAGCGAAAAAAGATACTGGTAGTTTCTTCTCGAAAAATAAAGGTGCGATTGCTGGTGCTGCCCTTGGTCCAGTAGGTATGCTTGCGGGAGCAGCATATGACAAACTGTCTCCAAGTAAATCAAAAACTGAAACTGGTAAGAATATGGACGGTGCTTTAATTGAACAAGGAACTGCAGCGACCAAAGATAAAATGCAAATTAATGTCCCGCCACCAACTGTAATCAACCAAGGTGGAGGTGGTGGTCAAGCACCTCCGCAAATAACTTTCCCAGGAGGTGTAGGAAACGTGAGATCTAATGATCCTACATGGTTGCGTTTCCAAGAAAGAAGAGCAGTAGCATAATGAAATGGGGGAGCGAAACGCTCCCCCAAGTTTTTAGTCATCAGCGAGACTCGAGAAGTAACTCATCGTGTCATCGTCACTGTCTTCTTTCCATGGTGCCGAGTCATCCGTTGCCTTAGCAGCAGGTGCATTACGCATCTTGGTTTCAACAAACAGTTCATCCTCAGCATCAAGCGGATTAACCTTCTCAGCAGTTGCCATACGAGCACCACCTGTGAGAACAGTATTCATCTTTGCTTTCAGTTCATCATATGACTTAAAGTTCGAAGGATCTAGGAAAGTGGCAAGCGAATGCGCACCCTTCCAGACTTGCTCCAACTTATCCTCATCTTCATCAAGAGGAGTTGGACCATCGAATTCAGACTTATCGTAGTTGCGATAACCTTCAACCTGACGAATGCGCAACTTGAAGTTAGCACCTTCCCACAAGTCGAAAGGATTGACTGGTTTCTCATCCTCAAAGGTTGGTTGCATTACATCCTTGATCTTGTCAAAGATTTTCTTACCATACTTGTAGAGGAAAACCTTACCT